ATCTAGTTCAGTTACTGAAATAAAATGCCACTCTAATACTTTGGTTGGCACAGGGTATACGTACATATCAATATTAGGGTAATCCATGTTAATCCACATCACTTGTGGATACGTAGAAGTTACCGTTTTAACGGCAATACCATCATATTGTTGCTGATTAATAATCTTAATACCAAACGAAATGCCATTTGCAGGATCCCTAAAATAAGTTGAGTCATCTAGCAAAATAGGTCGATTGCCTACAAAGTCACCTGTTGGGCCAAACGTCCTGTGAATTAAACCAGGTTGCCAAGAAAACACTTGGTCTTGCGTAGAAAAGGTAGATAGACGCTCGGTTGACCAAGAATCAATCATTTGATTTAAAGCATATAAAGCGTCTTCGGATGTAGAAGCGGCAGGTGTTTCACCCTCGGCAAGCATACCTATTAAACGTAATGCACCATTAATTTGATCGTTGGCGGTATAAGTTGCCATAGCTTACCTTTTATTCGATAGTTTTACGACGTCTTTTAACATCCAACGTATTAATTGGAGCCGCAATCACTTCTTCTGATGGCGTGTCCTCAGTATACCTTACCCAACCATTTTTTTCATCAAATTCTGCTTCCATTTCTATGGTTGCAACTTTGGTGCCGTGGAGGGGGTGGCTTAAATAAATAACTGGCATATATTTTCCAATGAGATAGGGAGCCGTAGCCCCCTATTTTTACTGACCGTGAATAATTGCGTAGTTAATAATAACTGCTTCAGAATACGAAGTTGCACTTAAATTACGTAATGAAATTAAAGCAGTACCCGCCGCCAAATAAGAAATATAAGTGGTGTAAGCACCTGCCGCGCTACCAGTAGTATTGCTAGATACGCACACAATAATTGTGTCATTGGTGGAAATCAAACTATTGGTTAAAATAAATGACGCTACTGCACCGCCAGCTAAAGCTGCGTTATTCATTGTAATACGACCAGCGGACTTGTTTAAGGTCACGCCTGTAGCCTTGTCTGTTAACTGTGTTACTGTACCTTCAGCTGCCGTTCCGTAACCAATTTCAGTTGTTGCATATACAGTTGTACCTACAATACTGCTAGGTGTTGTATTGCCAATGGGCATATTGTCCATTGTACCGCCTGATAAATCAGGATCTTGAAACGCTACTCCTACTGGTTTAGTATTTGCCATAATTTTTCCTTTAAAAATCCCCACCGAAGTGGGGAATTAATATTAACCAGCAATACGGTTAAAAACGTATGTTGCGTCAGCAGTCTTACGAACACGCCAATTACAAGCCGTGTTAGCAGAAACAGCCGCAACACCAACTAAAGTACAACCAGTATTAGCTGTTACAGTTGCAGCGTTAGTACCGCCAGTATTAATGATAAAAAAATCAAAACAACTATTTACTTTCATACTTGGAAACGCTGTATCAAGGTCAACACCTAAAGGTACTGTTAAGTTTGATGCTGTACCGTTGTAGTTAATGATACCGTTGGCTAATTCAGCAGGTGTTAATGTTGCTGCAGCTGCTTTAGCTATTGGTGCTGATTGAACGCTTAAAATTACTTCAGCTAAGTTACCATCACCTACTTGATAACCGCCTGCTCCATTTGGAAGTGCCATGATTTAATTCCTTAAAAAAAGTTTAAAAAGCCCCCACTTGCGTGGGAGCAATTAGGGTTATCCCCACATACGCACGCCCATTGCTGGACGAATTGCGCTGTAGCCATAAAGAACGTCAATACGGCAAGGTAAACGGTCATTATTAATGTCGTACTGACGTACGATACGCATAGAGATACCGTTGTGAACTTGACGTGAAGCCATATCAACACCTTGTGGTAATAACAAGTCAGCAGTTGCAAAAGTAATCGCATCTTTATGATAGATTAAGTTTTGCGCGTATTGGCTATTAGATCCACCTAAGAAAGTTAATGCTGCACTAGACGCAGGGAATGAATCGATTGTTGCCAAAGCATTAGTTGATGTATACATCGCTGGAGATACTGTTAATGTAGCAGTTGTAGCAGAGGAAACAGTAACAGGCGTTGTAACAACAAATTGTTGCAATGAACCAGTCGATTGACGAGTTTGTGGGTTAACAGCATATACACCAGCAATAGTAAATACATCGCCGACGTTAAATGTTGGTGAACCACTTGTAAAGCTGATTGCCAATGAAGTAGAACCTTGAGTAGATACTGTAGTAGCTACGATTGGTGCAGTTGGAGTTACACCAGTTGTATGCTGAACAATAGATTGGCTCATGTTAATTTCTTCAAAGCCTAATACGCCCATACCCATCATACCGTTTTTGAATTGACGGCTGATTGTGTCTGTAGGATTAAACAGACCTTTCATACCTTCAACCAAACCAGCATTAGCGGCTGGGTTAACAGTTGCATAGCGTGGGGACATACCTGCTGCTGACTCATTCAGCTTTTGTTGCGCTTGCAACAAGACTAAAGAAGTAGAAGGAGTTGTACCTGGGCTACCAACAGATTGGTAAAAAGATTTATATGCGTTAGCTACGTCAGCATCGATAGAAGATGCTAATTGGCTAATACGTGGCTTAAGAACACGTTCTGCAAAATCATCTAACTGCATTGTTAATTCAGCAGAAGTGAAGTTGACACCAATGTGCTTTTGACTTGCAACAGTCAATGTTGTGTATTGTTCGTTGTCGTCTTGAACTTGCAAGGCGGCACCGTCAGTTACCAAAGCACGGTCTGGTAAACGAATACGGAGTGTTGAACCAATTTTGGCACCTTCAACGGCGAAACTATCGTCGTATTGGCGGTTTACGTTACGTGTGATTACAAGATTATTTTCGAGGATTTCGAGGGATTTTCTTGTAATCATATCAATCGTTAAGATCGAATTTGACATAGTTAAGTCCTTTTAATAAAAAATAAGTTTAGCGGTTTCTCAATGCCTCTAGCTTCTTGATCTGTCGATTTCGTTCAGCCTCAATCCAATCTGACGTACTCATGTTCTTAATCGAACGAGGGTCAGTTGTATCGTACGCTGGCGCGCTAGAACTTCTAGCATTAACAGGTGCAATCGGCGCAGGGGCGCTTGAAGTCTTTTTTACAGGAGGGTTGTCGCTTAATTTAGCTTCAATCTTCCCTATTTCTTTGGCTTGCATGAAAGGCGATAAGCGAGATATACGTTCAGCTTCTTTTGGATTAGACCCTAGGTAATAAGCCATGTCGGGGCCAACATCCGAAGATTGAATCGTTTGAGCCATCACGTCAGTAATTGGTAACTTGGGGTTGTATGCGACTTGTTCAAAGTCATCATATTTTGTCCGAGCTTCTTCTTCTCTGTCGTGGTAAGACTCTAAAAGTTCAGATTGCGCTTTAGCTTGTTCACGTCTAGCAACTAGTTCTTCTGCCTTACGTTCTGCTAATACTTCAGCATATTCTTCAGGCGAGTTAAACGCGTCAACTGACGGGAGTTCTGCTGGAATCGCACGCTTGGCTTGCATTTCTGCTTGCTTGGCGGTCTGATCTCTCTCCCACTTACGTTGTTCTCTTGCAAGTCGTTTTCCAATCGCTGCGTCTAATTCTTCTTGTGTGAAGGTCTTAGATGTTTCAACTGGTTTTTCTTCCAGCGATACTACTTCAAGTTCAGGAGCTGCTGTTGCTTCCTGTTCTGGCGCGGCATTTGAGTCCGCTAGGACTACTTCTATTTCTTCAGACATCTATGACTCCTAAGAATCCCTAGCTAACGGCTAGTGCGTTTACGGTAATTCTATACCAAATATAATGAATATGCTATGTTTTAATAATAAAATTAATTCCAAGATACGGAGGCAAGTTGGCATTTGTGCCACTTGTACCCGTTGTGCTGTTTGCTACGGTAATACCAGTAACTGCACTTGATGTGGTTCTACTTGACATATCAGCAGTAACGCCACCAGAACCTGTTGCAGAACCAGCATTTGACGTTATTGGCCCATTATAAGGATGCGTATGACCAGCGTCTGTAACAGTTGCTGTATGTGTATGGCTTACTATAATTGCATCAGCAGAGCCACCTGTTGCGCCGACAATTACTGTATCCGCACCGTATGGCATTCTATTTTTATAATTAGGTAAATTAAATGTTGTAGATCCGTCACCAGCACCAAAAGTAGTGCCAAGTAAAGCAAAAAGTGTAGCGTATGTTACACGAGATAAAGCTGATCCATCGCACAATTTCCAATCAGAAGGAATTGTGTTTGATGGCCACATAATTAAACAACCTGTAGGCACAAGAAATGTACCTAAACCTAAATTAATACGGGCGCCAGTAGCAGTTGTAGCTCCTGTACCTCCATTAGTAATACTGACAGGTAAAGAAGCAATTGGAAATAAATTGTCAAAAGTGCCAATAGTTATGCTTGTAGACGATTTAAGAACAAACTTATAACTTGTACCTTCAGGAATCCAAATTTCGTTAATACGACCCGCAGAGTCTAATACGATAGGGTTAGGGTGGGCGACCAAACCTGTACTAGACGTGTAAGTCACTAAAGGTGTTGTACCACCTGCTGAATAAGTATAAATTAAACCGCCTGCTAAAGGCACTCCGCTATCGTCAAAAAATTGTGTTCCTGACCCTGCAAGCGATGATAAGTTAACTGTTGCCATATTATTGTCCTATTGAATTATTAATCCACGATTGCATTTCTTCATTCCAAACGTAAACATTTTCATCTTTGGGATATGGTACAGGTGCTTGCCATATCCATGTAGGTGCTGAAATAGTCCAAGAAGGATATGGTTGCGGGGCATAAAATACATCGTTAATTGCATCGTAAGTATATCCAATTCCTGCATAATTAGCCCGTAATGGTTTGCCGCCATTTAAATGTATTCCGCCTTGTGTATTGTATGACGTTTGTACCCAAGCCGCAGGGTCGCCTAACACACCTGTTGAAATAAAGTATTGTTCAGCCACGATAACTTGTGTGACTATTCCATGTTCAATTTTTGCAAAATGTGCCATATGTATTCCTTTAACCAACTAAAGTCCCGCTAGATGTAAATGTGTGAATAGTGTTTCCGCCAGAAGATGTAATTGTTCCACCAGTAAATTTTGCTGCGCCAGCATAAGAAATAATAACTATTCCTGAACCACCCGCGCCTGGGGCTGATGCGCCACCACCACCGCCTCCGCCGCCCGTATTGGTTGTTCCTGCTATACCAGCAACTACACCTAAACCACCACCACCCCCACCACCCGCACCGCCACTACCCGCAGAGGTAGTGAAATAAGCACCGCCACCGCCACCACCTGCGTATGTAACCGATGCACCTGAAATTGATGATACTGTTCCTGCGCCGCCATTACCGCCTGCAGAACTTGTTGCGGCGCTTCCTACTGCACTAGCACCACCGCCTCCACCGCCAGCATAAGATGAGGCTTGGTCTGTACCTGCACCGCCGTTGTTTCCTTGACCAGAAGTTGCCGTGCCGCCAGGATGCGAACCTGCAACGACGTTATTACCCCCACCACCGCCGCCTGAACCGCCATTAGATGCCGTTGTATTTCCACTAGTATAGCCACCACCACCGCCACCTCCAACAACTGCAGTTAAAGTGCTAATTTGTGAATTTACACCATTTACGCCTTTATTGCCTGCAGTATCTGCTGCGCCGCCTGCGCCGACAATAACTGTATAGGTAGAATTAAGACTAAAAATGGCTGTGCCTGTTAATAATCCACCTGCACCGCCAGCGCCGCCATAACCACCAGAACCACCACCACCACCGCCACCAGCTACCATTAAATAGCTTATTGATACAGAATTTAACGGAGTTAATGTGCTTGATGAAGTAAAAGTATGTACATAATCACTACCTGATTTAGTAACTGTCCCACCGCCAAATTGTTGAGTTGTAGCTGTGTAAGAAATAATAACAATACCCGAACCGCCAGCGCCGCTTGTATTGGATGCTGGATTTCCTCCGTTTGCAACACAAGCCCCACCGCCGCCTGAACCAGTATTTGCTGTTGCATTAGCACCGTTTCCTGTACCACTACCAGCACCACCACCACCTGAACCAGCGCCGCCTGGACTTGTACCTTGAGGGGTACGTGAGCCGCCGCCGCCTCCACCAGCATATGTTGTAGAAGTTCCATTAATACTATTTGCTAAACCCGAACCGCCAGAACCCGAAGTATTTCCAGATGACGATCCGCCTACTGAACTTGCACCGCCACCGCCACCTGAAACATAATCACCGCTAGGGGGAGCGCTAGAACTACCGCCTGCATAGCCTTGATTTGTTGTACCTGAACCTCCAGTATAGGTTGTGGCTGATGTATATCCAGCTCCGCCGCCAGAACCACCGCTAACACCATTAGTACCAGACAAACCGCCAGCACCGCCACCTGTTGAAGTAACCGAAAAAAATGTAGAATTATTTCCACTATTTCCAGTAATTGAACCACCAGTAGCTGCAGCGCCGCCAGCCCCAACAGTAACAACATAAGTATTAAGTGTACTAAGTTTTAAAGTAGATTCCGCAGATGCGCCGCCGCCACTTGTGCCTGTAGATGTTCTAAATCCACCAGCGCCACCACCAGAGTTTGAACCTGAACCACCACCCGCAATTACTAAAAAATTTGCCGTAATAGGAAGGCCACCTGAAGTCCATCCAAATGCTGCTAATGAAGCCGCGCCAATTTTAGATAAACGTGGCATTTACAAGACCTTAAGCAAATTTAGTTTGAGAAGCTAACACGGTGTATGTTGAAGCGGCAGTTTTAATAATGACAAATGTGTAAATGTCTAATGCGCTAGTATTGCCACTAGTCGGTGCCGCACCATTTTGCCACTTAGGAGTAACAGACGTGCCATCGATTGTGAAAGCACTCGCATAATAAGCGGTTGTAGTATTTGTAACAATTAATGTGCAAGAAATAGAATCATTGACCGCCATTGCGCTATTCAAAGTTGTGCCTGAACTAAAAGCAAAATTTAACGTCCAGTTGTTTGCGTTATTGGCAGTAATGTATTGAACTGCGCCTGAATTAATGTAAAAATTGGTTGTAGCCGTTGGTGCCGTACCTGTTACAGAAGCTAACTCAGTAATATTTGAAACTTTAACGGCTGTTGTTGCAGAAGTACCATTTAAAGTTTGTGTTGCTGAAAATGTTTGTGCAGTATTAGTTAACGCAATATTTGCGCCTGCTAACGTCGTGGCACCAGTTCCGCCATTTGCAATTGGTAATGCGGTGCCTGACAATGTAAGAGCTAATGTTCCAGTAGTGGTAACGGGGCTACCTGATACGCTTAAAAACGCGGGTACAGTCATTGCTACCGAGCTGACCGTACCTTTATTGTTAAATGTTGTCCAATCAGTTGAAGATAACGCTCCACGATTACTTGCGGAAGCCGTAGGTACATTTAATGTAATAACAGGGGTTGTTGTGCTTGTTGCAACTGTAGAACTAAGATCAGTACCTGTTGTACCTAATGTCAACGCTGCAACTGATGTTACCGTACCTAATGGATTAACTGACCAAGAAGTATTTGTGCCGTCTGTAGTAAGAAATTTGTTTGAGTTGCCTGTTTGGCTTGGTACCAATGCGTTAAATGCTGCATTAGCTGTTATTTGTCCTGTACCGCCATAAGCAATACCAAGTGCGCTACTAAGATTAAGTGTATTAGTTGATAATATTGCGCCATCAAAAGTTAATGCAGAACTATCTTGCAACAAACCTGCGGTACCAGCATAAGGTATTCGACCACTTGTTAAAGCTGAGTTGGTAATGCTACTTGCGGTGATTGCACGGCCAGCCGTTAAATTAGCAACGGACACTTTAGCTGTTACACCACTTTGTACAATAGGCAATACTTCCGTGCCTGTTAAAGGTGTAACTGCTGCGGGTAACGCGGATATTTTTACATTTGCCATTTTTTTCTACCCCAACATACCTTTGTTAAACGCTAAGTGAATTAACCTTATCTTGAAACGCTTTAATTCGTGCATCAAATTCCGCTTGATCAGAAACCAATTTAGCTTGAGCAACTTTTAAAGCCGTTTCAGCATCAATTAAAGCATCTTCACGGGAATTTGCCGAATTTTCACGGGTTGTTAATTCTTTTTCTTTTGTTTTTACATACGCATCAAGCTCTGCTCTTTGACTAGTTAATGATTTAAGTAAATCATTTGACTCAGCTTTTTTTGCTTTGGCTTCATCAGCGTCTGCTTTAGCAGTTGCTAAAACATCATCGCTTGTGGCTTTGCTAGATGCAGCGTAAACATCTGCTTCCGCGCGTAATCTATTAGCATCTTGTACCGCAGATATAGCACCTTGGCGTTGCGCTAATTCATCTCGCGCAGCCATCATTTGAGCTAAATCTAAAGGAAATTGCTTAGTAAAGTAATCAATAGCTTTATCGTAGCTAACGTGGTTATTATCTCCAGAGATGTCCATAATTTACCTTTAAGCGTAGTAAGATATATTTATTTTAGCACTTGCTGTTTGCTCAATAAACTTAATTTGTGTTAAATCGCCGTCATATTGTAATGTTACGCCGACGGCTAATGGCATACCTACTGTTGCTGTTGGTGCAACCCCATCATCACGCCACCGAACTGCTTGGCTTTCAGGTGTTATTAAAGCAATAACAGGCTTTTGATTTAGACCATTTAAGTCACGAACTGGCACAGTTAATGCAGTAGATGCGCTTAAAGATGTGATTTGTTGATAGCCTAATCGAGTGGTAATAGCTTTTAAGTTAAGTGACATTATATCCTCCTAGATTGCGTAAACGACCTAATTTCAATAAATTTTACATCATTTCCAACTACAGGGGGGATTATATTTAATCCAAATGAAACACCCCATGCTTTTGCAAAAGAATAACCCCAAGCTTTTGATGGCCCCATTATACAGGCCCCCAAGGATTTGCTTCAGTACCTGTACCGTCAACAACTAAACCGTTAATTTTAGCAATGTTAACATCTGGTGGTGCAAGGTTCATTGCAGCAAGAACCGCGGCAGCTAAAGTTGCGTAATCAATACTTCCTGAAGCCGCAGCGTTAAGTTTATTACCCATTGTGCCAGTTACGTTGTATTGACTAGCTATAGCTGACCAAACGGCAGCTGCAAGGTTTTCAGGCGATAAAACCGAAGATCCTGTAATGTTTGCTGCCAATTGACCTGTTGCATACGGCACTACAGATAATGATCCTGCACCTGACAAGCCTGCTTGAACTGATGCAAAAGCATTTATAGTCGCAGCGACTGCACCTGCACCTGTTAATTGATTGCTAATTAAATAAAGCGTACCCAATAAAGTAGGCGGGGGGCTAACATCACCTGCGCCCGTCAAAGCAGCAATTAATTGAGCGATTAAAGTTAAATTGCCGTTAGTAACTGTACCGCTACCTGTCAAACTGCTAATAGCATTAAGACCGCCAGCTAAATTTCCTGTTGATACGCCTAAACCATAAATTTGATTAGATGAACCAATTTGACCTGCTTTTTGAGGAATAAAAAAACTTAATGTAGGGTAACTTCCATTGGGCAAAGCATAAAAATATATTGCCGTAGTGGTTTGGTCTTGCATTAAGCGATTACGCCGTCTGCCTGATTGCACAAAATTACTCTGATTACCCGCTTGAATTGTACCTGTTTGACCAGGCAAATACGCCCCCGTATATTTTAGGGGTAATTTGTTGTAATTAGAATAATTGCCTACAAGCATTTTATCCCCAAGCTACGTCTATACTGCCATAAAAAGCCGAGTTAACTGGTGTTGCTGCGCCTGCATACATTAGCCATTGCAAGTTTGCCCCGTCAAAAATTCTTGGCATACTTGGTAATTGGTTTACTAAATCACGCTCGGAAGCTACACCAACTGTAGTTATAGGCAAAGTAAATAAAGGCTTTGCTAAGATAACTACTAAAGAACCTGAAGTCATGGTAGCTGATAAGTTAATTGATTCAATTGAACGAATACCTGTGTCACCTGCCGCTAATGGCATAAATGGACCGTATTTACCAGCACCAGTACCTGCATAAATAATTGAACCAACTGGAGCAGTTGTATTTGCAATTGGTAGTGTTGGACTTGAAGGAGTTAAACGACCTGATGTACCCGCAGCGTTAGTGTAACCTAATTGAATTGTTGGTGTACCAGCACCCATAACTACAGACGGAACGATAAATGCTTGTAGTCCTGCACCTGTAGCATATCTTGGTAAAGTCTGTGTACCTGTGAAAGACTGGGCGCCAGTTGTAGTAACGGATGAAACTGTAAACATTGCAACCATATCAACTAGCATCATAGTAGCAGGTGCAGTAGTTGCGGCGGCAGAAAAAGCAGACACATTCAAAATGTTCTTAATAGATGGTGAAACTGCACCGCCTGTGTAAAGTCCGTTAGTGTTTGCTGTGCCTGTAATGGTTTGCGCAGTAACAGTTTGTGAAATAGATACGTTATATGTACCACCAGCATTTGCGCCCGTACCTGTACCAAGTGAAGTAATAAATGTACCTGCGGTGACACCTGTACCTGTCAATTGCATACCAATAGTAAACCTATTTGTACCGTGAGTAGTATCAGTAAACACCGTACCTGCAATAGAACCGCCAAGCGCTGCTGTTGTGGCTGTAATAGTGGTTGAATCTGATAACGCTTGAAACGCTAAGTTAGCGGTTGAGCCATGTGTTGAATTTTGAAATGGATTACCTGCACCTGTACTTAAGTCATACCATTGACCAGCTACTTGTGCTGTTGTTGGTAATGCGTTTTTATTCCAGTCGGTTCTATTAAACTGCGATGCAGTAATAGCCGAAATAATTTGATCCATCGATTGTAGTGCCATAATTTATCCCCAAACAGTTTGAATAGTACCAATAAAAGTCGATTGATTTAATTGATTAAACCCTGGATTCATTAAAATTGATAAATACGCATTATCTTCAATTATAGGCAAATCAAAAAAATCCGTTACTGGGGTTCGCTCCCCTGTTGTGCCATTTTCACGTAAAATAATTTGTTCAAGAGGCTTAACTAGTATAAACGCTAATAGTCCAATATCAGGCGTATCAAAAGTAACTGACACAATGCTTTTTACGCCTATATCACCTATAGCCAAAGTTAAAAACGGGTAATTAGAGTTTGGCGTAGCAATATTGCCGTTGTTACCCGTTGCTAATTGACCTGTAATTGAAGCTGAACCACAAGTTTGTGGTGGGCTTGTTTTTAAAATATCATCTTGGTTAATGTAGGTAAATCTAAATGTTGGATTACCCGTACCTAACATACCCGCCATTTGTACTGCTATAACCGATACGCCTTTACCGTTAGTGTAGCGAGGTAAACCATCAAATTGCTGTAAAAATTGCTCATCTGTAGTACCTGTGTCAATAAACGGGTAGTAATACAAATAATCCATCAAAATCATTGGCCCACTAGGAAACGCGCCAGACGAAGGTGAAACTGCTAATGTTTTTAAATATGTCTTATATCCTAATTGTCCTACTGGCTGATTGTGTGGAATACCACCATTCACAGATTGACTCATTTGTGCGCCAACTAAAGGG